AATGACGCTCATTGAAACAGTATTCCTATCTCGATTACTGACACCATCGATCGCTCTAATCCCAACATAATAGGTAGTACCATTTACTAAAAATGAACTATCTGGTAAAGTAAAAATATCATATTGTAGATTAGGAGTAACTGCTACAATATTAGTCGTATTAAATAAACCAGAACTAGTACTAGCTTTTATATAAACTTCATATCTAATGGGAGTTGTAGCATCTGATGCAGCAGACCAACCTGCTCGTATCTGACCGCGCGATTCAACGTCTAATGAAGTAATACCAGAAAAAGTCGGCGGAGTTAAGTCAGTAATACACGCCGAGCTTGTTCCTTGGTAAAAATTATTATTTACAAGGATATTAGGCATATATTAACTTTCTTTCAATCCAGGACGAATATCTACTCCTGGAGGGGATGTAAATGTATAACGTAATAATGTTCCTACGGTATTTGGAATTGTTCCTAATGGACTCCAACTGGTTCCATTATCTGTTGAATACACAAAATTAGCAGCATTAGAAACTGTATTATGACTTACAATAGAAGCATCTGATAAATCATACGCTCTAAAATAAAGCTGTGGAACAGAGCTAGTATATGCCTTCTTTAGCCTAAAAGCGCAGCGCGAAGGAACATTATTGTCGGAATAATCATCACTAAATTCCCAATAATCGGAAATTTCAACATTAGATTCAAATCCTAAGAAAAAGTCAACTAATTGTGCGGGAATAGAGGTATCTAGTCCAAGAGTGGAAAAATTAATTTTAAATTGAACTTGACTTCCACTAGCTACGGAAGTTAAATCATCAGCAAATGCTATAGAAGTCCAACCACCACTAATAGAACCGAATCCTGACGTTCTATAATAAACATCTAAACTTCCAGTATAGTCATAAAGTTTATCAATAGTAGTAATAAATTTATATACACTATTTGGCGTATCTAGAACTTTAGTTACGATGTAAGAATAATCAAATATAGCATCAGATCTCAAATCGGCTAAAATAATACCACGCTGACCAATGTTAGTAGTAGTCTGAACGGCTAGCCACCCTGCCTCTACGTCTAATGCACCGGCTGTCAACCACTGTAATTCAATAACTTCACTTGAGAAGGTTTCACGATATATATTATTAGCCCCTCCGAAAATAGTAGTGATTATATTATTTGTTACAGGCTTCATCACTATAACGTTATTACTTGTTAGATAAATAGCTTTATCTAATACGTTACTCCATGTTGCAATTTGTAGAGAGGGGTTAATAATTTGGTTAGAAGTACCGTTTAAGTTCGACGTAACAAGAGATGGCCAAGTGGTGGCCCCCGATGTTAATTCTGAAAGCCTGCCTAAATAAAGGTTAGAAGTTGTACAAAAGAATACACAAGGTTGACCGCTATTTGCCGTATGACCAGGAACAGCGTAATCTTCTGAATCTACCACAATTAACGTTCCAGTTAAAGCCGGTAGGTTGCCTGTTTTATGTACAAAAGCGTCTCCAGTCGTACCAAAAGCTCGACAAACGTCAGTAGTTCCATTAGTTGTAATATTGATAGCAGCACCGCCGGTTGTTGCGGAAACTTGAAAATCGTTAGCGGTTGAGTTTCTTACGAAATATACAGTATTAGTGGTTAGACCAGCACCACCAGATAAGTTAGTTATATAAATAGGAGTATTATCAGCATATCCATGCGCAGTAATAGTAATTCTATCTGTAGTAGAATCGATAGTAGCTCCAACTGATAGCGGACAATTTAAAGTTGCAGTAGTACTATAAACATAGTATTGATGTGTTGCTGCCACTCCATTATGTACGTATACTCGATTATTAGTTGTATCTAAAGTTACACCGGCTGAAGCGATATTAAGTTGACCAACTCCGATATTGGAGGGGTCTTGCAGAAAATATACCGCCTTTTGATCAGAACCGGTAGCAAATGAAAATAAAGTGCCAGGACCTACTGCAATAAAGTCAGCTAGATCAACTTTATTTACACAATATAATCCCCCGTTAATCGCAACCGATCCGGTTGTTGCTATATAAATATCCCAACCGGTTGTTCCGGTATCAATAATTTTAACGCCGCGTAATGTGTGAGTAGTTGCTGCTGTATTTGCTAAAGATACCCTAATAGTACCAACAAAAGCAGTTGCGCCAGTAGTTAAATTTACAGTATGAAGACTGATAGGTAGAATACCGGAAGTAACAGTTCCTAATGAAAATAAACGACCATTAGGCGATAAATAAGTTAAAGATGGAACTACTTGAGACGATGGTGTAGTGTCTGTTACAGTATCTACGAAACGATTAATTGGAGGCCCTAACGCAGTTCCACCGTCTACAGTTTTAGATTGGGCTCTCCCTTGAATTGTAGTTTTAGTTTGATCATAAGTTCCAACTACATCAGCTAGAAGATCAGCCTTAACGTATTTCATTTATACTCCTTAAATAATAGACCAATTAATTGAATCTCTACGATATTTAGTGCCAACTAAAGTATACGATATCGTTTTACGAGCAGTGAATCCTGTGAATGTTGAACTGTTATAATCTATTTGTGTAATTCTCTGATTTTTAGTTCCAAAATCAGCATATGTTATATCTTGTTCTCTATCGTGAGATGCTAAAATTTGTTGACGGATGTTATAAACAAATCCATATTCAGTTCCGCTAGCTCCATCTATTGTTCCTGAAATCTTAATTGGATCATTATTAAGATTTACATTTATAGCAGATTGATCGGAAGCTAATACGACAGGAACTGACCCAGCTGATAGTTTTTGCCCTAAAGTGTTTAATTTACTATCTATCGAGGATAATGAAGTATTTCCAACGTCTTGTTTAGCTTCAGTCGCGGCTCCTGTTGGAAGAGGTAAACTAGCAACGCTAACCGGTACTGGAGATGCTCTTAATTGAGAATCCGTCAAAGGACCAGTAACAGGAATTCCGCTATCGATAGAATTTAAAATAGTTTCAATGCTAGTTAGTTTAGCAATTTCAGTATCTTGCTTGGCTTCTGTAGCTGCTCCTGTGGGAAGCGGGAGAGATAAAGCAGAAATTGGTTGTGTAACTTGCGAACCGTCTACTATTAATCTATTAGAAACTGAATTTAATTTACTATCTATAGAAGATAAAGAAGTGTTTCCAACATCTTGTTTAGCTTCAGTTGAAATACCATCAACATTAATAGAACCGTCTGGATTAATATTTAAAGTATTAGCACCATCCGAAATAGCGACATTATCGCCATCGGCAGCATCAATATTAACATTTACATCAATAGAACCATCTGCATTTATCTTTAATAAATTGTCTGTAACGCGGTCTTTTATAGCAACGTCAGATTCTTCTGCGTTAATCTGAATATCGCCAATAGTTGCACTTACAGACGCATCAACACGTAAACGATCATTAGATTCATCAAATGATTGTTGAAGTACCTGTTCGGAACTTAGCTTAGTATATGGAGTATTTGGTCCTGGCATTATATATAGTTGTTAAATTTTTGAAAAAATTAATAACACTCCTAAAATTAAATTTAGGCTTAAACTAAAGAAAAACAAACCTTTAAAATAATTGAAGTTATTCCTTTTAACTCGCATATAACGGCGAGTTTTATTAGGCATTTGTAAAACTTTTCCTTGAAAATCATTCATTTAACGCTACTTAAAGTTCTAAATTTTCTAACTCTAGGACTCTCATTCAATTCTTCTTTAGAAGGATTAGAATATTGTCCCATTAACCATTTATAAGCAGCTTCTTCTGAATCATTCTTATTAAGAAGCTTACTAGCCATAGTTTCAGCTAATCTTTTAGTAAGTTCTGGATCTTGTTCAAGTTTTTTTTGAGCATCAAATTTATCTATGTCTTGAAGCTGATCTCCACCAGACTGTTTCTCAATCTCTTGGGCAGTAAGAGGCATAAGACCGTAATCACCAACAGCGCTAGTTCCAGCATGTATACCAGTTTGCATTACGTGATGGTTAGTATTTTGACCACTAGACGATTCTAAAGCTGCAATTTTTTTAAGGAATTCTTGAACTTGATCTGCTTTGTAATCTTTTATATCATAATAATTAGATGATTTAGGAATATTATAATCCATATTTATTACCTTTTTTAATGTTTTCAATAGCAGGTAAATATTGAAGATTTTCTAATATATGCAATCCTCTAACATTTTTACCTTGTAAGGGGATTATATGGTCTACATGGTAACCATTTGGACAATTTTTATAAAACTCTTCAATCGCTTTTAAGTCTGCCCATTTAGGCGTTTGTTGTAGTTTACTTGCTCTACGTTTTGCAAGTTTTGCACGACTTTTTTCTGGAAATCGTGCTCTATACTCTTTTTCATATAATTTACATTTTTTCTTGTTCTTTTTTCTATAAAGTCTATTGATTTCTAACTTCTGTTCTTTATTATTACTTTCCCATTTTTTATTTATAACTTTAATCTTTTCTTTATTGTTTTTATAATATTCCCTATAATATTCGTTGCTCATTTTACCGCCCATACTATTGACTCACATTCCCTACAGATTGTTCTTGTATTGAAGGATTAGGTAATAATGCTCCGTTAACTTTAGGAAGATTGGGTTGTTGCTGTTTACCGGCTTGTTGACCTAATTCTGTATTACCTTTAGGTGGCGAAGGTTCGCCTTGAGGAGCAGGTCCACCTTGAGGCTGTCCTTGATCTGGACTAGCAGGCATATTAGGTGGGGGGAGGGGTTGTTGACCAGTAAGCATAAGAATTGTAGGATCTGTATTACGTAGCATATCTACGTGTCCTTGAATATGATCCATAACAATCTTAGTAAGTTCAGGATTCATACGAACATCTGGATCATCAAGCACTGCCCGGTGTTCATTAACATGGAAAGCATGTAAATCTGTAGGTGCAGTAAGTGGAGCTTTACCTTCAGCTAACCATTCATTCTCACGACGAACTAAAAGCTGCTGACTAATATCACCTTCATACATAAGCTCAAGACGGCCAGTATTAAGTACCTGGAAGTATTGAGTAGGATCTTTAATGATACCCATTTGCATCATCTGTTCGGCCATTTGAACGCGACCTGCAATTGTTCGAGATAAAGGGTTACCAACATCTACTACTACACGATTGATTGAGTGTAGATCATCGCCAGTGAACTCTTTAAGAAGCATCTTATTATTTTTACCAACAAGAGCAGCTACCTTAGGGGTATTAGCATAATCCTTAAGAATCTGGATGATAGCAGTACCACAGTCTTCAATTAGACGAACGTAGGACTGTTGAAGACCAGAAACGAATTGAAGTGCCATAGACTGTACTAGAGCTAGAGCAGCGCCAGATTTAAGAGAAGCTTCGGGTTGACCACGAGCTACCGAGTTAACACCAGAAATAGTTTCAGAAGCTTGAATGAGCATCTCAAGGAATTTAAAGATTTCTGGAGGGGTTTGAGTTAGATTAATTGGCTTAGGCTCAGAATTACCTTCAATTACATTCATACCACCATGTAGACTATCAATAGATAGATCCGCACCGCGCTGTACGAAAACGTTTTGTACACCAAATGCTGATTGATTGGTCATAATAGTTGAATATAGACCATCAATACCTTGCTGGATTGGAAATACATCGAACATAGGCGAATAACCGTATGGAGTTCCAAGAATTTCTCCAGCGGATACCCGGAAGATAGGAAGGAGTCTATAAGGAATTGGTGTATCAAGCATTACCGTATCTGGATCGCAGAACATCATATAACGACCTTCAGGCATCGCTTCAGTCTTTCTATGGAAGAACTCATATACAGGGATATCATCTGTAACATCATTAGAAAGAAGGGCCATACGATAGATAGAACTATCTGACTTTGAAGGAATTCCGCGTAATTTATCGGTTAATTCGGGGTATTTAGCCATGAGATCGAACCGATTTTTAAAGGTACGGATCTGATACCAATCATGCTTATGTGATTCTTTAGAACCATCAAATGTTACATCAAAAGGAGAAAGATTAGTAAATTCAATTTCTCCCTCTTTAATTTCAATACCATTTTCATCAACATCGTAAGTATCACCTGAGGTAGCATTCCATTCCATTTTTATGAAACCGGCACCTAAGATAATAGCCATTTCTACTGCAGTCTTAAGAGCATCTTCAAGCTTCTTTTCCCGCATGTAATAATCTAGAATACCATTAGCTAGATATGTCTGAGCAATAGACTTATAATCACTATTAATAGCGCGAGCTTCCATAACCGGACGGGAAGCTGTAATCATTACATGGATATGTTGAGCTAGGTTACGAAAGTGGTTTACATGAAGACTTACAAGTTCTTCTTGTTCACCTGTAAAGCTAATTTGGTGACCTCCGCCTACAGAGACTTCAAAGCAACCATGATATACCCGCCACATACGGGCAAGTTTTTCAAGATAAAAGTTTGCTTCTAAAACGTTATAAAACGATTTAGCTTTAGCCATTAAGATAGATGCAGTTTCTTTTGCGTCTTTTGCTGCGAAATAAACTGAAGTATCGCCTTGACCTAACATACTAGATGTATTCATTTACCATTTTCCTTTATTGCCGCCAAAAATTTTATGTAAAGCTGCCGCTGCCTTTGAGCGCTTTTGTTCATTATAGAGATCGTAATTCGGAATAAAAACATCTCCACCGCCTAAATCATAGTTTGGCGGATAGGGGTTCTTTGCATAATTAACCATACGAGTAAAATAAATAAGAGCATCAACAAAGTCATAATGCCCATTATCTTTTGAACGTCCGAAAGTTTCTCGGTTCTTAGCTGAAGCCCACTTTACGTTATCAAGATGTTGTATTAACTTCTTACATTTAGGACTAATTATAATTTTACCTGAGCCTAAAAGAGCGCGCATGTTATTAATAGCGGCATCTTTTTCATCTTTGCGTGTATTTACGAATGAAACACGACCATGAGATTTAACAGCAATCTCTTGAGTTACAATAAGGTTAAGATCTGAAACTCTCATATGTGGTTTCTTAACTTCATTTGTATAAATATTAGTCCAAAGCTGACTTTCTTTAGCTAAGATAAGATCGGTAAGCTTAGAGATATTCATATCCTTTTTAGAAAAATCGGCTTCAAGCTCATCTTCAATGATTAACTTAGCAGCCCTAAAATCGTAATACCCAAATAAAACTGCCGTTAGATCTACAGCCCCTAAATCCATAGATACATAAGAATCAAAATAAGGAGGTCTTGGCCATTCCTTAATAATTTGTTTTTTAAGTTCTTCTGTAAATTCAGGAATTACCGCCGTAGTCTCATCTTTAATAAGTTCACAAAGATACTCACGACGGAACTGAATAGAACGTTCTCTTTCTGGATATTCTCTAATAATACGTTCAATATCTTCAGTAGTTAATCTAGGGTTATCATATACAGTTTTGACAATAAGAATATCTTTAGCTTGAGCAGATTCAATATAGTCAATAAATTCATGATCTGGATTCTTAGGTGGAGTACCAGATAGAAGAAGTTTTCCATTAGTAGTAAGCGTAGTAGGTAATAGAACTGATTGTACTGCGTAGTGAAGTTCAGATACGTCCTGAGCCTCATCAATAATTGCAATGTGAGAACTACCACCACGTAGATTATCAATATTCTTACGTTCAGAACCCGCTAACTGTAGTTCAGAGCCATTTGGAAAATAGTAGATAAAGTCTTGCGTTTTAAATTCAGGACGTAATTCTTTAGGACAAGTTTCAAGCAATTCTCTAATAAGAGGACGAACGTTAGTTTGTACCTGAAGGCGAGTAGGAGATACAAACTTAACAATAGACTTAGGATTACGAAGACACATCTCAATAGAAAGAACACAAAGAGTACGTGTCTTTCCAGAACGACGAGCAAGAAGCCATGTTTGGATATTATGTTCAGAACCATGAAAAAGTTTATAAAGCTCTTTTTGATTCTTATCTAATAGCCATTGTAGCTCCCCGCGCCGCCAAAGCTCAGCTAATGCTTCAGCTTTACTAATTGTTGGTTTTTTCTCAGCCATTATCTACCAACTTTAATAAATCTTCACTTTTAGTTATTTCAACAGTAGCCTTAACAGGATCTTTTTTAGCTACCTCATCTTTTAAAATTCTATTATAAAGTTCAACCCGTTTAGCTTCATCACTATCTAATTCTTGCTCAAAGGACTTTTCTTTAAGAAGATTTAGTTGTATTTGAGCAATAGTCTTAGCATCATCGAGAACAGTAAACTGACCAGGAACAGTGAGATTGCCTTGAGTTTTAACCAACTCCTTGCTTGCTTTCTTAGCTTTAGCCACTTCATCTTCCATCTCCTTAATCTTTTTATTAAGAGTCTGAATCTGTTTGGCCTGAGCCGCACAAAAGATTTTAAGCTCATCAACTGAGGTATAGTTTTCTATGAGCTTGCTAATATCCATTAAGCTTTCCTTATACTCTGTTGAAGCTTAACTCCAGTAACTGATGTACGAAGTTCAGAGATAATAACGTTTTGATCATTATGTAGTGACTTAAGTTCATTGAGTGACTTTTCAAGTTCGCCCATCTTCTTATTTTCAATGTTTAAATTATAAAGAAAATTTACAGAAGTTAAACCAAGAATTACTACAGCATCTGCTAAAGATGCACCTAATATAGCAGATTTAATAGTATATCCGACAAAAAGAGACAATACTAGTATACGGTCGATATTCATTTAGAATTACCTAAGTTATTGAAAAGGTTGACATAATCTGCGTTAACTGCTCAAAGTAAAGTTATCGCACGAGCGACTGACAGAATTGCAAAATAATGTCTTATTTATAGTTGTTAAATTTTAACTAGAAATCTTATAATAAGGTGAAATAATTAACAACTATATTATGAACGAGCGCATTTGTAGAATATGTTTATCTTACATGTTATTAGACAGTTATTTACCTGGTTGGTTACGCTGTCCAGCTTGTTCTAATATGATTAAAGAGGCTAAAAGTATGATCAGCAGAAATGAAATTCTAATGGGTCGAGATAAAGAATTCCCTTTAACCCCTGAATTAGAAGATAATCTATCTAAATTATTAGAAGCTGTTAATAAACTAAGAACCCTATATGGTAAGCCTATGTATGTAAGTAGTGGCTACCGCCCAGGTCATTACAATACAGATGCTAAAGGTGCTAAGAATAGCGCCCATCTAACATGTGAAGCAGTAGATTTTAGGGATGGGGATGGGGAGCTAGATGCTTGGGTAACAGATGAAATATTAGAACAGTGTGGCTTGTGGAGGGAAGATCCGGCAAGGACTAACGGCTGGATGCACGTAGACATTAGACCTAGAGCTAATAGAACTTTTAACATTTAAATAAAGAGAATAGGGTAAGATAACATCGGATTAGGTAAAGAGCCAGGAACCCTTCGTTCAACTACCTTACCGCTAAAATAATAATCCCAATATACATCTTCCTTAATACCGCGCATATATCCAGTAAAATAAGGAATTTTATCTTCTTTAATTAAATCCCACATATTAATTTACCAACTGTTTATATAGTTTGTAATAACTAAACTCTCTGGGTAAACCCTGTTTATCACTTTCATTAAAATAAGCTTCCAATAAAATCCTAAGCTTATCACACATAGACATATATCGATCTGCTATTTCTTGAAAGTAAATCTTATCCATATTAGGATCTGCATCTAGTGCTTTTATAACTTGTTGTAATTCATGAAGTTCATAAATATAAGCAGATATTTCTAAATTCATTTCAAGGATTACATCATTCATTAAATAATCCTCTATCATTACAATAATCTTTCATATATTTATCAGCTTGATTATATACTTCATTAAACGTCATATGATGAATTATTGGATACATGTAATTCTTTTCATCTGAAGAATGCTGTACTCCTAATACACAATGGGTTAATTCGTGATACATCAAATTAGATCTATCTTCTAAACTAGCTCTACCCCAGAAATCTTTATCAATTACTATCTGATACCCGTTTAGAAGAGGGGCGCAATAACCAATAGTTCCATCACTATCTGTATCCCCAAACCCTATAGAATACCTCTCGTTACGTAAGTTCTGTGTCTCTGGGCACACCTTTTCTAGATGATCATAAAACTCTGTAATATAAGGTTTTAAAGAATCGTTAGATTGACAAGAAACTACCGTATGCATTGATAATATAGAAATACATAACATTAACATAGGTAAAGGTAATATATTAGGTTTCTTCACTTTCAATCCTTCTTTTATTTAATCTAGAAATAGATACGCGAATACGATGACAAGCACCACATATAAGTCCATTCCATTGAAGTCCATCGTCGCCTACCCATCTAGGAGTTACCTTACCCTTTTTACGATAAGTATCCCATCTAATACGTTTCTTAAGCTTCCCGCAGACTTTACATTCTATCTCATGAACATCTGGTAGTTTATCTGCCATTTCTATCCCTTTTAGGCTTATCCTTTAATGATTTTTTAAAAGCCTTTTCTAAAGCTTGTGCTTGTAATTCATCTAAAGTAGTATACCGTTCTTTAATATAGTCTGATAAAATCGCCATAGAAACAAGCTCTTGACAACTTTCACATTTACAATAAAATAAAGTACATTTCATAAATTGGTTGCTCTGGGAAGAATCGAACTTCCGACACTACCCTTATGAGGGGTATGTTCTACCACTGAACTACAGAGCAATATCTTTAACATTTCCAATCGCATCCACAAGGACGATTAGGACCACCATAAACTTCTATAATACCAGTATCCCGACAACTAGAACATTTATAACCATATTCAGGACCCATAGTTAGAGGTTTATCGTTTTCTAAGTCTTTAAAAATTTCATCTAATTCATCATCAGAAAACGAAATAGGTGGAATAACACCTAAAGGACAAGAGCATAGATATGGTAACTCACCGTTATTAACCCAAACAACTCCGGTATCATTACATTGACCACACTTCATAGTTTACCATACCACTTAAGCAAAGCCACGCAAACACAATAAGCCGCGTTACTACCCTTATATTCCGCGCAGTCACCCCAATCACCAAAAGCGGCTTTAAAATCACCTTCTTCATGAGATAAAACAAACGTAGCTTGATTGCGTTCGGCTAACCGCCGAGCCGCATAAACTGCTAGATTGAGGTCTTCACTGTAAGCAGGGGGGATCGCTGTTGTAATGGCAATTCTGTGCGTTTGGATATCATTATAGAGTTCTTTATGAGCCTCTACATATTCCTTAGCTTCTTCTTCAGTTAACCCGGATTTAATAACCTGAAAGTCTAGCCTAACGTCATATAACCGGGGAGACTCCAAAAGGTTATCTACTAGCTTATTAATTTCTTTATGTGTCATATTATAGGTCTATAGTAACAAATAAACCACATTCTGTCAACATCTTATTTGTATATATTAGTTATATCCGGGGAAAGACACACGGGTAGCAAAAGCTACACCGTTTAAAGCTATAGGTTACAGAGTAACCGTACTGAGTGTAGTAATAAGGCAGCGTAAGCGTTAGCCGTTTACGGAATAGAGTTATTCCCATAGAGCGGCTTTATATCAGTGCGTCTTGGATTTAAAAAAAATACAAGATTATTACGATATAACCTTTAGAATAACTCAACTGAACTCAGTTATAAAGTTAACTGGTAAACTCGAAATATGATTATTAGGTAGTAACCTAGCTTTCGCTTTACGGACTCTTCGTTTGTCCTACCATATTTCGTTACAGACTGCCTCGCTCATAGCCGCTCACAAACACTAATACAGCCTATAGGTCTTATCGAGTTCATCCGGTTGAGACAGACTAGCTCTGTATATAGTTGTTAAAAATTTGTATGAAATGATACAAAACTGAAAAATAAAGTTATTACAATGGTTATAACCGGAGGGTTATTACAACATACAATATGTTTATAGGTTTAATGATTTCAATATATGCTAAATATGACTAAATAGGGTGATATAGG